TTGATAAATCTTCCCAATGCAGTCTTCTTTTCATTTGCATTAGAAATAAGCATCACATATTCATTTGTTTTAAGATTTTCGCCTTCAAGATAAACTTCTTTTTTATCATAAAACTGATCTATGATCTCATCATCTACCAAAACTTCTGAAAAGCCTGTATAAATGCTATCGCTATCATCGACAATCTGCTGATTCTGGAAGTCCTCGCAAGGTAATCCAATTGCGTCCGCAATAACCCGCATGTTAATATCGCGGGAAACAAGAATAACTTTTCTTTCAGATTCTCTCGCGACTGCTCTAGCTGTTGCGATAATAAGATGATCAGGGATTTTAATATCTAAATCTTGAGGCAGATCATCCCTGTCTATATCCGCGGCCGATACTGATTTAACAATTCCCAGCCCTTGGCGAATGCGAACGCCCTTTTTAAGATTGCCCTTGGAGCGAAGTTCATCCCAAATACGAATAATCTTTCGTGCTTGGGCACCAACAAGGTCTTGGCGCTTCTTATGTTTATCAATTTCCTCAAACACTTTTAGAGGAACATAAATATCATTATTCTTAAAAGCGTATATTGCGTCTGCATTTGTTAGATAGACGCTGGTATCTAACACATAAATCTTCTTGCGGCTCATTAAGACCCCGTTCTATAGTAAATAGCGTCCTCTTCTAATAGTTTCCTATTTTTGCTATATCGCCCGATGCCAGAACCTCGACTTTTGATGGTTTTAGATCACCCTCAGCTAAAGGTGGTGGTTCCATACCAGCATCAGTTACGAGTGTTGAGGAGCTTTGAATTTTACCACCACCTACGCCCCATAGCATTTCAATGCCCAATTCTTCGCAAACATCCATCTCTGGCGTGTTATCAGTTTTGCGATCGCCACCATTAGCAAAATAATCTGGTTTGATTCTGCGGAGCGCCTCGCAGACTGTCCCATCTCTATCATCAACGTTGGTTGTATCTCCGGTTGCTGTAAATCCTTCGAGGATTTCACACCGCTCATCGAATGGCATGAAGATATAGCCCTTCTTGCGCATTAGCCAATCATCTGAATTGACAATGACAATGACATGTCCATATTTAGATGCTTCCTGAATCATACGAAGGTGACCAATATGGACTGGATCAAAGCCTCCGGATACACAGACAGTTGTGTAAGGAGTTGGTCTAGGATTATTACTCATCTTCGTCTGTTTCCGAACGTGAAAGAAAGTTTCTTTCAATAGCGCCAATTGCTTCTTCGGCGTCTGCTAAGTTTCCAATTGCTGTGGCAATTTCATTAACAACACTTGGGTGCTCAGCAACACCGGCGGGGTTGTTCAAGTATAACTCAATTACTGCAATTGCTTCTTGTCTATCTGCCTCGAATCGAGCAAGTGTCGCCCGCACTAACTGTTCTGCCATCATATTACTCATTTTTTTCTCCTCTGTAAGATGGTCGGCGTGGTAGGATTCGAACCTACGACCCCCTGCTCCCAAAGCAGGTGCGCTAACCAGACTGCGCTACACGCTTTTATGGAGCCGAGAACAGGAGTCGAACCTGCGACCTGATGATTACAAATCAACTGCTCTACCAACTGAGCTATCTCGGCATCTCGATCCATAGTACACTATAAGGTAAATATTTTTCAGGACTACAAACTTTTACAGGCATTTTGTTATCTCTCACCGCCCAGTGAAGTCTATTAACTTCTATATCCATCAATAAAACATGCGGAGCTTCGATCTGAGGGTAGTGAAAATTATATTCGCCTTTTATAGAGGGGTAAACTGTTGTTCCTTTTTTAACTATCATACAAACATATTACAGGGTCTTACCCCAGATGTCAAGACAATCTGACAAATGTGTTCTAATCTTTCAATGTGCTCAAATGCGTCCCAAGGATTTGCGGCGACAGCACAAGCACCGTGATTTCCTTGGCCAACAACGTCATATATAACACTGCCTCCAACCAATCCAAAGCTTTTTGATGTTGCGTCTGCTAATTCTTGAGATACTGCTGGCAGCACTGGAACATTGGGTCCTACTCTTGTGTACCGGTGAACTTCAGGAAACTGTTTAGACATCTTCTCTAAATCCCAGCCGGCATACATGGCGGCTACAATATTTGTTGGATGAACGTGAAGAACACATCTTGTTGATCTAGCGTTCTTTAAAAGTTGCCAATGCATCTCTAATTCGCCAGATGGATTCTCACCCTCTTCAATCTTTAAAAATTCTCCACCCTCTAAAATCTTTATTCTCTCAATATATTCTGGGTGTACAAGGTTTTTTCTCACACCAGATGGGGTAATATAGACCTTGTTATCTTTTCTTTTACGAAGAGAACAATTTCCATCACGGGTTGTTATCCACCCACGACGATAACATTCTCTCATTACATCGCCTATTGCTGTTAACATGATTAATATGGATCGTATAGATCTTCATCTTCGTATTCTTCTGGAAGATCCGTGTAAATAACAATGGTATATAGACCTTTCCAGTTCATCGGAATCAAATTTCTTAAAATGCTAGAGTCTTCTTTTGTGTCTGCGTAAGCAAACAGTCCCATACCACGAGTTCCCTTTCTAACTTCATAAAGCGCTCTATCGCCAAATTCTATCATGGCTTCAAGTGCTAGTTTTTCTTTTTGTTTTTTTGTTAGTTTATCCGAGGATTTAGGCACTAGTTTTTCTTTCGTCTTGTCTTCTTATGAAGCTTCTCAAATAAAAGCTTCTTCCAAAGAGTGCCTTCTATTTCTTCTTGAGACATATTGAGAGCATATAACCCGGCAAGAATTAAACGAATTTCCCTATTTGAAAGATAAACCGTCTTTAAAAACGCTGGAATCTTTTTTTCTTTTTGATCTGACACCTTCCACATCTCCCAATCTACTATAAGTAGTTTGAGTTTAGTCTTATCGCAAGTTAGTTACCGTTGCCTTCATATTGTTTCACTGCCTCGTAAAGAAGTATATTAGCTGTTTGAGCTGTGTTTAAACAATAGCCTACACCGGGCATTTCGACATATACCACATCAGAAGCGTTTGTTATCTCTATGGGAACTCCAGTTGATTCGTTGCCAACAACCAAACAAGTATGGCCATTAAAATTGAAATCATAAGAAGCAAGTGGTCTTGCGCCTTCCACCAATTCAGCAGCGACAACTTTAATCTGTTCTTTTCTACAATGTTCCAAAAATTCTTGAGGAGTAGAAAATTGAATAATATTAACATAATCTATCAAACTTCCTGATGAAGATTTTATCTCACTTCTATCTGGGATATGTCCTATAACATAAACAGTTTTTGCACCAAAGCAACCAGCACTCCTAACGAGATGACCAAAGTTGTCGTCAACCCTAAAATTAATGGCACAAAGGCTAAACGGATAAGTTTTAGCATTATTTATTTTCCTATCATATCTTTGTCTTCTAGTTTCAGTTCTCATAGAGACATAATACAAAAGATATTATATTAGTCAAGGATTTTTTTTAAGGTAGATAACGCCCTTGGAGGAGTAACCATTAGTGTAAGTTGGTAGTCCATAGGTTGGTTCATCTATAATTAAAAACATATCTACAGCCGGATTTTGCTCAGGGCGCCAATTAAATTCTAACGCTCTCTCTTCGTCGTGCCAGTACCAATCAAACTCATTATTTTTTATTTGATCATAAGCATTTACACAAGCATAGGTTTGATTTGTTAAAGAAGGAAGTAAATTATCATAAAGAGAGTGACCTGAGTAAAGAAATAAATTCTCTCCACATATTCTAATTCTTTCATCTTGATGCTCTGGTAATTGAAGTGCTAACGAAACATAAGTGGCATCAATTATCTCTGAGGATATATCTTCTGCCCAGCAATAAAATACACTGTCTGACGTTGCTTCTTCAAAGTTCAATGATGGCCAAGTGCATTGCATATCAAACATGCGATCGCCATAACTTATTTCAACTGGCGGCTCTGGATCTTCAGGCAGATCTGAGCAAGAGAATAAAAAGAATGTTAAAGTAAATAATACTCTATACATCTTATA